TGCTTCTTCCACTAACTTCGCCAGATCTATCGATCACAACGTAGCTTCGTCCAACCATCGAAGATAGCCTGCTCGCTAACTTCATAAAATCATCGATTGAAAACGAAGCTTTTCCAGAGCCTCGGGTATCTTCGAGGAACTTGGTAAGATCAGAGTTTACATTTTCCTCTGGCCTTTCAATTGTTGGTCGGAATAAATACTTATTGACCAGATCAACAATCTCTCGTGAATGATTAAATCGATAAGCGCGTTCCAGGCGTTGATTAAACTCATCATTGCCCTCTTTGTGATAACGAAAAATGTTATCCTTGAACCACTTGCGGCCACCATAATAGGTTGCATACAAAAACTCCCAGTGATCAGACAATGAGTCGTATTCTGGGTGCTTTCGCTTAATAACCTTAGTAGCATCAACTTTATCATTCATAGTTGGTATTGAAACATAAATAAGCCTATATGTAAATAAGCGCTTACTTACTTTTACACCTATAAATTTGTTCCCATGATTTTGATCTTGTGCAACCCTCTTTCAAGCTCGATTGGGTAGCCCAAAGCATCCGTAGGGTGCTCCGTTCCTGCCGATTTATCTACATCCGAAGTGCCTGGTTTATAGATTGTTTGCTCTACCCCTTTAATGGTCTCTTTTGCCTTCGGGTCGAAGTAAAGGCTTACCTCACCTGTTGAACTCATGAGCATAGAATTTACCGAGTTTACCCTGTCTCTGATTCTAGGGTGCTTAGATCGCTTTTTAATAGTTTCAAAGCCGTGTTCTTTGAAAATATCAAGGTCAGTTTCTCCCCTAGCGTGTTGTCTACTTGAAGAGGCAGGATCGGGATAGATTATCACCTGCTTTTGATGCTTCCAGTATCGCCTTTCAAGTTCCTGGCATATCTCCATTGTATTTGACGATCTCTGGTATATCTCGTCTACCACCCATATCTCACCGTTTACCTGTGGTTGCATAATCACAGAGCACATTGGGTCGATGTTAAAATCTTGCCCCACCCAAATTGGAAGCTCTGGATTGAATGGGCAAGGTTTAACATGAACCCGTCTGTCAAAGGGATAGTAAACTCGACCACTCATTGTCTCAAAGCTTGCTTCAAACTCCTGTCTGAAGGTTCTTTGATCCATCTCCTCCTTGGCCGCCATAATCTCCGACTGAGGGATGAATGGGGATGTGATCGTTGGAAATTGCCAGCTTCTCCATAGACCAGATTTTATGAATTCAGGTTTTTGACCATTTTGATATTTGTCATACAAATGGTTAAACGCCTTTGGCGTTCCAATGAATAGTGCGCAACCCTTTGTTGCGGCCAATGTTGGTCGCAATACTTCGTCCCACACTTCAGGGCGCATATCCTGAAATTCATCAAGAACGATGTAGTCCAATCCCACACCGCGCAATGTGTCGGGCTTGTCTGCGCCCTTACACTCAAGAATAGTTCCGTTGATTAATTCGATCATCAGATCGGTATGGTTAATATTCTTAATCCATCGTTGAGGCACAGTCTTAAGCAACTCTCGCCACATAAGCTGCTTCGCCATTCGATAAGTTGGGGCGACATACCAAATCAACTGATCTGGAATTCTGGCTTTCGTTGTGATTTTGGTTTTCGCTAACTGCGTTTTCCCCCAACGTCTGCCAGCTACAACAACCTTAAAACGAGATCCATCTCTGAACACCTCAAATTGCTTTGGGTGAAGTCTCAACTTTTCTTTTTTTCTGTTTGCATTAAGAGTCATGTTTTTCCTCGTGACTCTCTAAGCCCATATTGTCATCAAGCTCTTGAGCCTCACGCATCTCTTTGATTTCTTCTGCGGATAACTCAGACACCTCAAGCACTGGTGTTTGATCTTCGTCTTTCTCTTGAGTCATTCGAAGAATCGAGTTGCAAATATCACGCTTGTTGGCTGTAACATCTTTTACAACGGCACTGAGTCCTCTTAAAACCTTCACGTCCTCCGCTATGCTCGCTAGCCCCGTTCCTGACCTTGGATCTAGTGCGTCTCGTATAAGCTTCTTGGACACCAAAGAGATGTAATGGGAGATCTGATAATCTTCTTCTGAGCTTTGAACAAGGCGCTTCAAATAGTCCTTTTGAAGAGTTTCTAATTCTTCTTTTACGGATTCAGTTACAGCTTCGCCAACAGCGGCGGTTTTTGATCCGTATTCAACTCCGTCTCTTTTAAATCTGCGATAGAAATTTTCACGATTGATACCGAACTTCTCTTCGAGCTGAGTTTGGTTCATTACACCCATTTCATAGAGACGAGTTGCTTCCGCCCACTGAGCTTTGGAAAGTCGTCTTCCAGTCTTTTTTGCTACCTTGTTTTTGTTTTCTTTTGCCATACCACAAAATAAGTAAAATCTTACTTATTCTCCAAGCCAAATTTTTTCACAACCTCGATGCCAAGTGGACTCAACTTATAGGTCACATGGAACCGCTCTTCTCTCAGCTCAAGCTCATTCTTACTGATAAGCCCTTTCTTGATTAGCGCCCGGATAGAAAACTGCATAGAGTCTCTTGTCGTCTCGTAGGGTAATGACGCAATAAGATTGGAAAGATCGACATCCACTCTATTACCAGACTCTCCCTGTCCCTTGTAGATGACTGTTAAGATTTGCTTTTGCTTAGTCGTCAATCTCACAATAAGTCCACCCTAAGAGCTTCTGATGGCTTTTGAAGATCGAATGCAGATAGAGGTATTTCATTAGGAAGCTCTATCTTGTGGTCTGGATTCTGATATACACCATAAGCAGGTGACGCAAACACAAGCTGCTGCAATTGCTTAATGGCCATTGATGGCGTGTATTCATTGTAAACCCGAATTTTACCGGTCAGCTTGTTTCCACCTGTCTTTTCCCTTGTGGAATTGGCGTAGTAAAAATCTAAAATTTCTTTAAACAATTGGTCACGATATTTTGGTCGAAACGAATTAAATTCATCCAAAACGGCCTCATGATCAGCCGGGTGAGCTTCGAATCTCTCACGGAAAAATCGTATGCCTTTGTCATACACGGAAGATCTTTTGATAGGCGCGTAAACAAATCCTGCCTTCTCTGCGAATGGATTATGTTTTGCCATAGACGATTGGATTTCAATGAATCGAAAACCTGACATCCTAGCGGCGATATTCAGCATTCGATAGCTAACGCCTACACCACGATACAATGTGTCAGTAACAACACGAGAAGCCCTTCTGAAATTGGCATTCAAAAAGGTTGCTCTCATTGTGTTTGTCAGTGAAGTATCGCCGCCCGTCTTGATTGTCTTAAACAGCTCATGCCTGGGAGCAGACATCAATGTGCAAGTCGAAAGCACCACTACCCCTACAAGCTCATCATTCAAGCGACAAGCGTAAAATCTCGGGGCCGGCGTTAGCCCTTCGTCCTTGTAATGGAGATGGTGAAGTGCATACCAATCATCTTTTGTGCCATGAGTAACGACCATCTCACTCAAAAGCGAAAATGGTTTTGGCTCTGCGTCACGATTCTCAATGTTTACAAGACAGTTTTCACTCATCAAACGGCTCCAACATGCCCGTCAGCGTATTTTCTGTCAGGTTTTTGTAAACCATCGTGTGCTTTGCAAATTCCAGTTCCCCAAGAATGCCTGAATAGTCGACGTTAGTATCTTGAATACTTACGGCATCTTGAAGTGCACCTTCTTCAGTATTCACTCTTCCAATGATAATTAAGTTTTTCATCTCGCCTTTCATTACGAGATCTCTGTATCGATCAAGCTCTTCAAGCATGTCGACTTGGGCGTCAGTTAGACTTTCAGAGTCACTTTCTTTGTTGGTGTTTTCGTCTGGTTCAACAATGTTTATTTCACCACTAACCTGTAAGTCACCGACAACGACTTCCTGCCCCGAAGTTAGCTTGATCACAGTTCTCTTATAGCGCTCAATGATCATCTGACAGTTCGGGAGGCAAACGATTCGGGAGGCAACCATAGTGTCGTCTTTTCTACACATGTTAATGAAGTCGGTTAGTGGAACACTAATCTCATAACCGAGCCGAACTTCATTGGTTGTATAATCCGCAAATTCCTCGACATTTCTGCTGATAACCACAATGATTGGTCTGCTCATACGTCAATAACCTCCAAACCTGTTCTAATGTCCACTACGTCTCTGAATCGCTTGTGAATGACCATGTTGGGATTCAAATCATCAATCAAATCTGTATGAGTAGTTGCAACCATCACCGTCACGGGCTTACCCATATTACGAGCGGTCTTTTGTAGATTACTGGCAACGGCTTTCGCAGTTGGGCGATCTAGGACTGCACCAAACTCATCGGCCACCCAAACGTCTGCGTTCATCTCCATTAACTTGGCCAGCTTGAATCGATAACGCTGACCGTCAGAGAGTTCTGATGGCTTTCGCAGTGTCAGATAGGCGTCATTCACACCCGCTGCACTCAATAACTTCATTGCGTGTTTGGTGTTTTCGCCGATCTGATCAATCAAGGCGACCTCTTTTAGTTCCACCTGGTCAATGTTGGCCACCTTAATCCCGATCGTGCTCATCTCGTTAGCAAGCTCGTTCAAAATGACTGACTTACCACTTCCTGATTGTCCGGTGATGTATATGACATCGCCTGGTTTGATGTTGATCTCTAGGCTGTCATACAAAACAAACTCTTTATCTTCCAGACCAAGGCCGAATGACTCTGCTATTTCCATAACTCGGCTTGATCGATCTACCGTTGTGTTGAACTTCTTAGTCACTGAAAACTTCATTAGGCCACCAAATGCTCTTCGAGATAGTTAACAAAACCCTGAACTCGATCATCAGAGTCGGCTTCGGCAATAATTGATCGAATAGTTCTGGCTTGCTTTAAGGTCAAATTGTTTGTCCCGAAGACGCTCTTGAAGGTCACGACTTCATCTTCAGCCTTATCGATGGCTTCAGCCGTATGAACCTCCTGACGACCTATCTCTTCATCCATATCTTGAACAATGGAATCCATATCGAGTTCACCCAGGTCACTCGTCAAGAAATCCAGCTCTTTATCATCAAATCCCATGTCTGATAAATCGAATTCCATGCCCTCCATCTCGCTTGAGATGCGCTCAATTTCTGCCTGTAGCTTTGACTGATCATTCTTGCCTTCTGCTACACGGTTATCAGCTAATCGAGAGGCTGCGGCTTCAGCCAGGGAAAGGTCGTCACGAACAACGACAGGAACTTTACTTAGATTTAACTTGATGGAGGCTAGTCGGCGGCCATGCCCCTTGATGACCACATGATCTCTGTCCACCACGATAGGCTGGTCAAAACCAAACTTTTCAATGGAGGCTGCAATCTTGCTAACCTGTTCGTCAGTATGAATCTTTGCGTTACCTTCATACTCGGTGATCTTCTTTGGGTCTAAATACTTGATATTTAGTTTGCTCATAGCCCGGTCAACTCCTCGTATTTGGCACACAGAAAGACGAGTGCGTCACCTGCATTTGTAAGAGCATCTGAATCTTTGAATCCTTGCTCTTTTTTGATGTTATCGATTACACGTTTAACGCCGCCCGCATCTTCCATAGGCACTTTGAATCGAACTACCTGGTTGGACTGAAGCTTCTCTCCCTTTTCAGGTGCAGCCTCAATCTCCATGTCTGCAAGAGTTAGATCTTCAAGTTCTTTCAAGTCATCATCGCTTGAGCCGGACATCAGATCTTCTAATTCATCACTACTCAACGGCATGATGTCGATAATGTCTTCAGCACCAATACTCTCGATCAGCTTAATGAACTCATCGTGGTTATCCGTTCCGTATCGACCGTTATCGACGATAGAAATCTCTTTAGCGTGGGCGTCAGAAATTTCTCCCATGTTGATTACAGGCACTTTCTCAAACCCAAGATCAATTGAGGTTTTCCAACGGTGTTCACCGCCTATGATTTGATTGATCATCAATCCTGATTCTTCAACTTCTCGGACGATGATCGGCTTGAAACAGCCAAGTCGTTTCATGGATGCTTTGAGCTTATCCATATTCACAGGATCAACACTGTTGGTGTTCCACGGATTTGGCCTCAGCTCGTGTGGACTCATTTCAAGCTGTTTCATTTGCCCCTCCACGGCTTGAGTTAAATTTGACTCAAACACAAATAATCTCTAAT